GCTACTTTGTGGCGTCGCTGCACACGGCGACTCCGACGTACCCGACTGACCCGGGTCGCCCGCCGTCCAACTCGGTCGGACCTGGTGGCACCCCGCCCCCGGTGGACAATCCGGCTAAGCCCCCGGGCCTGCTGGAAACGCTGCCGCCCAACCTGACACCGGACTTCCCGTCGCCCAACATCAACAGCCCGGCTCAAGAGCTGTGGCCACAGATTCCTGGCATGCTGCCCGGTGGTGGCCCCATGGGGACCGGACTGATCCCGGGTCTGCTGCAGCCGCAGAACAACGTGCCCTCTCAGGCACGGCCCGAGCCCAACCCGGCAGCCCCCACGGTGCCAGGACAAAGCACCCGGGTCGGGTCCTATGTGGCGAGCCTGCACACGGCAGTGCCCCAGGGCCAGCGTTCCGACGACGACCCCTCCGATGGGGACGCCAACTTCGCCGGGATGTCCAACCCCAATTGGGCGGACGAGCCGTTTGCGGGCTCGGGGGCTGACCCCAAGTTCTACATGAGCGATTCGGCGAGCTACGTCGATGACCACGAACGTCCCGACTTCAGCCCTGAGGACTGGTACAAGGACGACGGCAGCGACATCATCAAGTTCAACGACTCGCGGTCGAGCCCGCAACAGGGGCCGCGCAACGCCTCGTTGCTGCACTACGCCCTGGACCCCAACGACGAATCGTCGGGCATGTTCAACCCGGCCAACCCCACCGGCAACGACTGGGAGCAGGCCTCGGGTGAGCCGTTCATGGATGAGGTGGGCAAGCAGGTCCACAACATGACCGGCCAGGGCGTGCTCGATCAGGTGATGGGCAAGGGTGGCGGCGGTGCTGCCGGAGAAGCCGGTGAGGCTGGTCTGGCCGAAGAGGCTCCCGAGCTGATGGCCCTGGCGAGAGTGCAGCGTCACGGTGGCCCGCGTCAGCAGGTTCGGGTGGACCGGCGCAACGGCTGGGAGAAGGAGCGCGTCGCAGCTGCCCTGCCCGAGGACTTCGGCTACAACGGCGGCTCCTCGCTGGAGGACTTCTCGGTCGGTGACGAGATGGGCGGCGGGGGTGACATCCTGGCCAACTTCCAGCGCTCCGGTGCTGCTGCGGCCATGATGGTCGGCTCTGGTGGTTCCAACCGGGGCAATGACGACATTGCCCAAGCCGCTCAGGCATTCCTGCGCACGGCGGGGCGTAAGTACACCCCCGAAGAACAGCGGATGTTGGAGGCCGAGGCGCACCCCATGGGAGCACGCAACCTGCCTACCGATGACGACCTCGCAGGCACGCACTACATCTTCTGAGCCTGTAAACCATCCCCCTTCGCACCGCAATAGCTAGAGGGAAAGGGAAGCCGTTGGACGCCGCCTACGACTGGGGAGACCCGCACTACGTTGCGGCGTCTGACCCTGCGAACTATGAGCCGCAGCGCTCTGTTCGCACGGCGTCCTCCTATGACGGTGCCCGCCAGATGCTGGCGGGTTACCGGGGGCGTTACGCCAGCATCCAAGAGGGCTTCGAGTTCAAGCCGGGCTTCATCTACACCCAGGTGCGCGCCATCAGTGCGCGGATCAACCAGAACTACGACGGCTGGCCCTCGGGCGAGCTGAAGAAGTCCTACCGCACCTTCATCGGCAAGCCGGTGTTCGTCAACCACCAGAACTTCGACCCCTCCAAGGCGCGGGGCAAGGTGGTCGCGGCCAAGTACGTCGAGGCCGGGGACGACAAGTACATCGAGACCGTCATGGAGATCGACGCCCACCGCTTCCCCAAGCTGGCGCACGAGATTCGCACGGGTGGTCTGGACAGCGTCTCGATGGGTGTCGAGGCCGGATTCACCATCTGCTCCTACTGCGGCAACAAGGCCGTCGATGTCCCCGACTTCTGCAGCCACGTGCGCTACCACAAGGGCCAGGTGCTCCCGCGCATCAACGCTCGCACCGGGGCCAAAGAGGACGTGCTGGTCTACGAGAAGTGTTACAAGCTGGGCTTTTTTGAGCTGAGCTACGTCTTCGATCCTGCCGATGAGACCGCCGTGGTCTCGCGGGTGATCGCGGCAGGCAACCACAGCAGTGAGTACGCCTACGACTACGACGCGGAGCCTGACGACTTCGCCCCCTGGGTAGGTGACCCCGACAGCGAAGAGGGTGCAGGTGGCCACATCCACCAGCACTTCTACGAGGACGGCCCTCACTACGGAGCTGCCGCCCAGCAGCCGGTCTATCCCGACGAAATCGTGGAGGGCCAGATGCCTTACGGCCAGATGCCGACTGCTCGCCGTCGCCGCGCTTACGGGGAAGTCGAGGCCCCCGAAGACGTGGACACGCTGCGCAACGAAGACCAGGACGAAAACGACGAGTTCAAGCACTACGTCGAGAGCCCCAAGGAACTACAGGGGCCAGACCTGGACCAGACCAAGCGCCTGGACCGCGCGCAGGAACAAGAAGGTCTCGACTCTGGCCGTCGTGTCGAGGATGTCGAGGACGTAGGAGGAGCCCCCATGCCCCGAAATGCACGACGCCGTCAGGCCTGGGGGGATGCCGTCATGCCCAACCCCAAGAGCAAGGGCAAAACGCATGACTCTCCTGATGCCTGGGACTACGACGACTACGGCAACGCCCTGGGCCAAAAGGTCCCCTCCCACCACGAGAACTATCCATCCCCTCCGCACCGGGGTGCTCCCGGTGACATCTACGCCCGAAGGAGCACTTCCATGGCTGATGTACTGGTTGACCCCCGCACGGGGCGTCGCTACTACGCCGCTTCCGATGACGACCTCATCTCTGAGGCCGAGGACGACCTGGAGAAGGCCGACAAGGCTTCCAGCGACGACTACTCCGATGACGCCGGTAGTGATGCCGGAGGTTCGGACGACGACTACTCGGACTCTGATGACGACTCCGACGATGACTCGGATGACGACGACGACGACTCCGATGACGACGACTCGGACAGCTCGTCCTCGTCCTCATCGAGCAAGTCGGACTCCAGTTCGGACTCCAAGCCGCCGTGGCTGGACAAGAAGTCTCGCCGTCGTCGCCAGGCCTTCGACAACCCCTACTACGAGGACCCGCGCTCTCGCGGCAAGCACGAGAACTACAACGACCCCTACGTGGGCGAGGGCGAAGTCACGGGCGATTACATCCGCCCGACCCACGACGACCCGATGGGGCACATGCAGCGTGCCCACCCTGGCCCCGCGCCAGAACACGGTCGTCATGAAGGCCGCAATGGAAAACGGCGGTCTTCGACCCGCAATAAGAGAAGGGCAACCCGAGAAGGAGGGCCGGTGAGTCTCGCAGACCGCAACCGCGTCGCCAGTGCTGGCCGTCGTCGTCACTACGCCGATGACTCGGGCCACACCGATGGCGGGCCATACCACACCGATGACAACGACCAGGGCGTGCAGGAGGACGTGTTCATTTCGGACACGCCTTCGGCGGAGAGCTTCGATCCGCCCCAGCCTGGCGACAAGCCGATCTCCAACACGGAGAACAACTTGGTCGCCAGCCTGACCCAGCGCATCCAACAGCGCAACGCCCAACAGCGCCGCGACCTGATCGCCTACGAGCAGATCACCGGGCGTCGCCTGACCGCTGACAGTTCGGACAACTGGCCGTCCCCGCCCGAGCAGTCGGTCAAGGGTGCGGACACTCCCGACACCGTCAACCCGACCGTCAACAGCGGCACGGACGGGGAGAAGCTGACCGGCGACGACTTCGACAACGTCGCGCTGGACAAGGTCACCACTCAGCCCAAGGACGCTTCGCTGCGTTACTTCAGGGCTTTCGACAACTGGCTGGCCCAGACCACGGGTCGCACGGCCAACCAGCACACCTCGACGTTCCTGCGTCGCCAGGCTGCGCGGTACTGCTCGGCATCGGGTCTTCCGGTCGAGGCTCTGTTCCCCGCCCTGGGAAATGTGCTGCGAGAAGCCAAAAGGGTTGAGGGAGGCAATATGCGACGCCAAGCCGTGGACCTGGACACAGCAGCTCCACAAGAGCGCCAAGACGTGCAGGCTCCGGTCAGCAACACGACCGACGCCGACGCACAGGCCTCGCAGTTCGACCTCAAAGACTTCGGCAACAACGCCGGGGACAACTTGGCCGACCCAGACACGAGCACAGACTCGCAGATTTGGGCACCGGACAAGGGCGACGCGATCAAGAACGCCAACCGGAAAGCAGATGGCATCACTGCGGTTCGCTATGCAGAAGCCTTCATCGAAGCCGGACTGGCCGACAACACTCCTGAAGAGAAGTGGAAGATCGCTGGCCTCGCCCAAACGATGCGCCACGGCACCATTGTGGACCGCACTCGATTGCTGGATGCCGTCAACGCGATCAACTCGCGTCGGCAAGCTGCAGCACGCCGCACCGCTGGGATCAATCGCGGTGCCGCACGTGGCCTCCCGCCCGGCCTTGGCCAGCGTCAGCTGACCGCAGGCCAGCACTACAGCGCCACAAACGACATCGCAACCGACTCGGCCATGTTCTTCAAGGGCTAAGCCGAGCCAATCACACCTGAAAGGAGGCGATCCCAGTGTTTTACGCACCAGCGAGTAACCCCGGGCTGAAGCGAACGATCCGACCGATCTACGCCCAGCACCAGGCCACTACTTATGGCGGGTTCTTGGACCCCAACTGGAATCGCTCTTTCGACATCCTGCCGGGTACGGTCATGTGCCGCCTGACCAAGGAAATCTTCACCCCGTTCACTGGGACGGGGAACCAGAAGCCCTTCGGTCTTGCTGCCCTTTTCGTAGCTCCGCAGCTGGGTGTCGATGAAGTCACTGCCACTGGCACCAACCTGTTCACGGTGTGGGTCGGTGGCGAGCAGGCCGTCTTCGAGGTCCTGGCCCCCGCGTTCGACGGGGCCGCTGACTGGACCGCAGCCAACGTCACCGATGGTGGCGAGCAGCTGTTGACGGCCACTAACACAGGTCTTCTCACGCCGACCGGAGCCAACAACGCGAACGCGATTGCTGAGCTGATCGACGTGGAAGACACCGGCAAAATTCTCATCCGCATGAAGCCGACGAACTTCGCCAGCTCCGTTGCGGTGGGCGCTGCATAAGAAAGGGAGACGAATATGCCAACGGCAATTCCGCAGGCTATCGGCTCTGGCTTGCAGCGCGTGGCGCGCAACTCGGAGGACTACGTCGCCGACATCCAGCGCGTCATGGACCGCATGGGTGGGCGCAAGCTCTCCCACCGCGAGAAGCAAGCCAAGCTGGCACACATCCTGGGCGACCGCCAAAACGGGATGATGCGACTCGGCCAGTCCATGATTGGACCGATTCAGCTGCAGCTCCGCTACCAAGGTATTCTCCGCAATGTTTTGCTGGAAGATACCTTGACCCCGGGCGTTCCGATTCAGTACGACGTGCTGGACGACCTCGGGCAGGCATACATGCTGCACGGCGACGAGGGTGAAATTAAGATCACCCCCTTCGAGGGCAAGCGCGTTGAGGTGCAGCTTTTCCGCATCGCCTCGTTCCCGAAGATCAAGAAAGAGGACCTGTACTACCTCCGCAGCAACATTGTGGAGTTCACACAGGACCAAACGAAGCAGGCCATCATGCGGCAGGAAGACTCCCGCCTGGTGACTTTGCTGGAGGTGGCGGCAGCTAACTACCGGCTGATCGACACCACTGCGGTTCCTGGGTCAGGTTCTCTGCCCAACGAAATCACCATCGCTGGGTCCACCCTGATGCCGTCCGACCTGTACACGGCGGTGACCTTCACCGACCAGCGCATGTTGGACTCGTCTCGGCTCCTGTGCAACCCGCAGGAATACCGCGACTTCTACAGGTGGGACATCGCGACGACGGGCTGGGCCTTCAAGGACAGCGTCGTGGCTGGCGAGAAGATCGTCCAGTTCGGTGAGTTCCAGATCGGTAAGTCCATCATCATCCCGCGTGGCACCGTCTACCTGACGCCGGAGCCGTCATTCCTGGGTGTATTCCCGGTGATGTACAGCTTGGACGTGGAGGAGAACAACCAGGTGGAGCAGTTCCACAAGGGCTGGGTTATGGACGAGCTGGTCGGCATGGTGGTCCTCAACCCCCGAGGCATCATCATCCTGCGCAAGAGCTAGTCTGGACGCGGTATCAAGCCGTGCCCAACAGAGCCCCCTCCTTCGGGAGGGGGTTTTCTGTTTTCTCAGCCTGGTCGAGCCTGTAAAAGCCCCGAGATGGGCGGGCAATAAGTGTGGGAGAAGTTTTCGACGAGATCGTCGCAATCCTCACCGACCAGGACCGTCCACCTTGGTGGGTCCGTCGCCTTATTCACAATCAGGAGAAAATCATGGCAGCACAGGACGACCTGCAGGCGACACTCGATGAGTTGAACGCCTCCCTGTCCACCCTCAACAGCACCATTTCCAATGCCACCTCGGACGCCACTGCGCTGCAGCAACAGGTCAGCGACCTGGAGAGCCAGCTGGCAGCCTCCGAGGCCAACTCGGTTGACCCGGCCACCGTCGCCGCGCTGAAGACCACCGCCGACAGCATCGCCAGCGCCATCAACACCGCCGCTGGTCAGGTTCCGGCTCCGGTGACTGCCCCCGCTGGGGGCACGACCACCACGGGTGATGGAACTGCTGCTCCGGTCGTGGACCCGACCGCTCCGGCCCAGGGGACTCCGAGCCCGTCTGGCCCGACTCCGGTCAACCTCAACCCGCCTGTGGTCACCGCGCCTCCGGCTGACGCTCCGGTGCCACCGGATGCCACCATCCCGACTGCTGACGGTGGCGTGACCACTCCGGCAGAGCAGGGCACCACCGATGACGCGGGCAACCCGACCGGAGTCATCCCGGCCACCCCGACTGGGCCTGGGGACGCTACCTCGGACGCTCCGGCTGCGGACTCCGGTGATGTTCCGGCTTCTGACGCTGGAGCAGTGACCCCGGGTGCCCAGCAGGACCAGACGGTACCGGCGACTGACAGTGGGGACACCACGCCCACGAGCACCGATGTCAACCAGACCGACGCCACGAGCACGGCGACGACCACTGATGGCACCGACGCCACTGCCTCTGGTACTGACGCCTCGGCTCCGGTTCCGGTGGACCCGAATGCGGCTCCGGTCAATGCGGGCTCGCTGGACCCCGGCACCCCGGTGGTTGAGGTTCCTGCAGGTGTTACTCCTGTCACTGTCCCCGATGGGGCGACGACAACTACTGCCGGAGTTTTGCCGGGAGACGCCACGGTTACCCCAGTTCAGCAGTAGGGTAAGCGCTAGGGTATTCACAACAGCACCACGCGACACAGGACCTAGAGCCCCTTGGTCCTGTGTCGTTTGGCGTGTTCCATTGCTGAGTGATTAGAAAGGCTCTATAGTCAGCCGTATAGTGCCCTCTAGTGGGAAGGAGGAGGAGATGACGACCTGCCACGAGTGCCCGTCTATCCCTTCACCCTCCGATAAGAAGAGTTACTTGCTGTACCTCTTTGATTCAGCAGATATGAAGTTGGGTTGGTGCGTTGTCCAGTCCGAGTGCCCGCACGGCATGCAGGAGTTCATCACTGATCTGGCCAAGAAGAACGGTGGCCTGATCGTGCACGACAACCACGGTCAGAAGTTCACTATGCACCACCCCGAAGTACTCAAGATTGACGACAAGGCTGCAGCGCATCTGCCCATTGTCGATCCTGCCGCCTCCTAACCTGTAGAACCGCCCTTCACCCTCCCTAATAACTAGGGAGAGCGGAGGGCGGTTTTGGCGCGCAAGCAACTCGGTGTGGCCCCTTCGGGCAGCACTGACGCAGTCACCAAGGGTTTCGCCGATACCGGCACGGAGACCTTACAGAACAAGACCATCAGTGGAGCTAACAACACCCTGACGGTGCGGCTGGCCAACGATGTCACAGGCAACTTGCCGGTGGGCAACCTCAATGGCGGCACGTCAGCCTCCTCCACCACCTTCTGGCGTGGTGACGGCACCTGGGCCACTCCCTCAGGGGGCAGCGGATCGCTCTCTGAGACGCGCACCGCAACCGCTGGCGGCACCACCACCTTGACCTCGTCGTCCAACCAGGTCCAGGTCTTCACCGGCACGGCCAACCAGACCGTGGTCATGGGCAGCACCAGCGTCACCCAGGCCATGCAGTGGCTGATCATCAACGAGTCCACCGGCACGGTCACGGTTAACGCTTCTGGTGGAGCCACCGCCATCATCCTGGCCACCAACACCAGCGCGGTGCTCAGCGCGGCGGTCAACACACCGACTGCGGCCACCGACTGGGACGTGCAGTACGGCGGTGTCAACATCGTCAGCGGTAAGGCACTGTCGGTCTACAACTCGATGAGCCTGTCGGCGGTGGATGGGGCGACGTTCAACTTCGGCGGCACCCCCACGGTGCTCGCCAGCCCTGCCACCGCCACGACTGCCACGGCGGTGGTGGCCAGCTACACCATCCCGGCCAATACGCTCAGCGCTGGGCAGGCCTTCCAGTTCATGGCATTCGGCTCCAACGCCACCACCGCGAGCAACACCTATTACATCTGCATCGGTACGGCGGGGACCACCGCCGACTTCCAGGCGGCAACTGCAGCCGCCTCTAGCACCACTGCCCAGGCAGGAAATGCGATGGAGGGCCTGCTGACGGTGCGCGCTATCGGCTCGACAGGGAGCTGTATCGCCGGGTCTTCGGTGTTCGGTGCGGCCTTCAACGCGGCCAACGTCAATGTCGGCACTACGACCCACGCCATCGACACCACGGTGCAGAACTACCTCACCCTGCAGGCCAAAACGTCGGTAGGCACCCTCACCGTGCAGCAGGCCTTCATTTCGGTGGCGCAGGTCTGATGGGCAACAAGCTCATGGTGGCGTTCCCGCTCTATCACCTCATGTCCACGCAGTTCTTTGTGCGCTGGCTGGCGATGGAGAAGCAGCCGCTGCTCAACACCATCGTGGTGGACGGTGCCTACCTGATCACCAGCATGGAGATCATCGTGGACCGGGCCTTGAAGATGCCTGACTGGGACCGGCTGGTCGTTTTCGAGCACGACATGATCCCTCCGGTCCATGCGTTCAATCGCATTGCCCAGTACACCCCCGAGCACGCGGTGGTGGGCTCGATGTATTTCTGCCACGACGAGCCCCATAACGCCAACGTCTTCGTGGAGCAGCCCAAGGACGAGTACTCACTGATCACCCCGCAAACGGTGGCCGACTGGTGTGCCAGCCCGGGGCTGTATCAGTGCGGTGGGGTCGGCTTCGGCTTTACCTCGATTGCCCGTCATGTCCTGGAGAGCTGGGACCCAGACATTCCGATGTTCGCCATGGACAAGCGGGTTGGCAGCCATGATCTGTGGTTCTGCGACCAGGCCCAAAAGCAGGGGCACAAGGTCTTTGTGGACTCCGGTGTGGTGTGCGACCACCTCACCACTGTCCCCATCGGCCTCTCCCACAACCAGGCCTGCGCCCACATGATTGACGACGCAGAGGTCCTGGACTTCTCCTATGCGGGGTCCTGATGGCACAGCAAGCAATCCTCTTGCCGATGGGGGGCATCCTCGCCCCGAAGGTCCTTCTTGATTCGGCGGGGGCGGGAACCTGGGGTGCTCCGGCAAACAGTATCTCCTGGAATCACGTCATTTCGTCGCTGGCCTCCATGGCAGCGTGCTTTGTCTGCAGTAAGGCCACGGTGTCGTCGGTGACGATTGGGGCCACCGCCATGACGCAGAAAGCGTCAATAACCATTTCTGCTGGTACGCCGCTGTATCTATCCGCTTACACCCTGCTCTCCCCGCCCACGGGGTCGCAGACCGTCACTGCCACCTTGAGTTCGGGGCAGGTGGTGGTGGGCAACAGCGTCTCTGTTCTCAACGGCAAGACGATAGGCACCGCGCTGACCAATAACAGCTCCTCGGGGACAGCCATGACGGTGTCGGCAACCTCGACCACCCTCAAGCAGATCGTGCTGCAGGCCTTTGCCTATGACAACGGGGGCAATGCCACGGACTTCAGCAACTACAACGGCACCCAGCTGTACGACCTGGGGGGCATCTTCAACACCAATGGGGACCTGCTGATGGGCTGGTCCTATGGAGGCCCCACCCTGACCTGCAGTGCCACTGCGGGCTCCGCCCCCTGGGGTGCTATCGCTATTCCGGTGGGGACCTGATGCCGACGCTATTTCCTGCCATGGGAGGGCCTCGCGCCCTGGTCCCTGCGATTACCTTCACCGAGACCAGCACCGCCCAGACCAGCCAGCCACTCCCTACCGCTTATGGCCCGGTGGTGGGTTGCTGGGTCTCTCTCATTGGTGGTGGCGCTGGTGGTGGTGGTGGATCACCCAACGATGGCTGGGGAGGTGGTGCAGGTGGTGGTGGTAGCTGCATTGACCGCACGTGGATTCCTGTTGCCCTGCTGGGCTCCACTTACTCGGTGGGGGTAGGAGCAGGAGGCCCTGGTGGTGGCAGCGGCACGGGGGGTAGCGGGGTTGGTGTGACCGGCACGAACGGTGGTGATTCCACCTTTGCTTCGGGCAGCGTCACGCTCACCGCTGGCGGCGGGGTGGGTGGCCCTGGCGGTAACCAATCCTCTGGCACTGCTGGTGGGGCAGGCGGCACTGCCACGGCTTCGGGTGTCGCTGCAGTCACACACAACGGCACTGCTGGTGGTGGCAGCCCCAACACTGGTGGTGCTGCCGGGACCAACGCCACGGCAAACACCGGCGCAGGTGGAGGTGGTGGTGGTGTTGACTTCTTCGGTGATACGGCTGGCGGTGCAGGTGGTAACTCGCTGACCGTGACGGGTGGCGCTGGCGGTACAGCGGGTGGCACCGCTACGACTGCTCCCGGCAAGACCCCCTCCAATGCCGCTGCCGGTTTGGGTGGTGCAGGCGGTGGTGGTGGCGGTTCCACCACATCCACGACTGCTTTCCAAGTTGGTGGCAACGGTGGCCTCTACGGCGGTGGAGGAGGCGGTGGAGGCGGTAACGACACCTCTCCTTCCGGTGGCACCGGAGGTACCGGGGGTAACGGCTACACCCTGGTCGAGTGGGTGACCCGGGTATGACCCTGCCCAGGATGCGCACCGGCTGGGAAGACCAGGCTAGCCAGTACGCCCCCGTAGGCCCCCCGGGCATCACTCTGGTCTCTCAGACCGTCGCCTTCGGTGGGAGCACGCTGACCACCATCATCGACTGCCTGCTCTATCGCAATGAGGACGGCCTGCTCCTGGGCATCCTCAATCACTTCACCGAGGGCAATCCCTTCCAGAAGCCGGGCAGTTGCAACCTCTGGGTCAAGCCCGGTCACCAGCGCCAGGGGATCGCCTCTGCTCTGCTGCGCGAGGCCTGGCACCGCTGGCACCTCAAATACGAGGACCAGGACTGGACGACCCATGGCGATGCCTGGCTCCAGGGCCTGGTGGAGCGCGGCAAGATCAACCCCGAGCTGACCGACGCGGTCAACGAGACCTTCGACTGGAAAATGCCCCCACCGGGGGTGCCGCAGAGCACTCCTGTTCTGAAGAGGACGCCATGATCCCTCAGCTCATCCACTCCTGGGAGTCCCAGGCCCGTCAGTTCCCGCCCAGCTGGGAGCCGGGCATTCACCTCATCTCTCCTGAAGTCACCGTCTGTGGCCGAGCGACCGTGGTGGACTGCCTGCTCTACTACAACGACGAGAACAAGCTGGTCGGCATCTGGTACCACTACAACGAGGGCAACCCTCTGGAGCAGGCCGGGAGCTGCACCCTGTTCGTGCATCCTGACCACTATCGCCAGGGCATCGCCACCGCTCTGCTGCGCCGAGCCGATGAGCTGTGGGACCTCAAGGACCAGGACACCTATACCGACGCGGGCAACGCCTGGATTGAGGGTCTGGTGGCCAAGGGCAAGATCGACCCCACCCGCACCGGCTCGATGGAGCCCAACCCCCACTCCATCTCAGCTCGTAAGGTCCCACACCCTGTAAAAGAACCTACAGAAATCCTCTAACAAATAGAGGAGTCACCATGCGGAATTGGCTAGCCCTGCTGGGTCTACTGGCAAGCATCTGTTCCGCTCCGTTGGCTCATGGTGACGTGGGCGGGGAGACCCCGGGGCCGGGCACCTGTGATTACCCCATGGTGGGTGAGCAGGGGATGGAGTTTTCGGTCTACCACTACGAGTGCCACGGACCCACTGAGGAGAATGGTGCGCACTGGCAAGCCTTCTACGGCGGGGCCGCAGCTCAGGCCACCGTGGGTGCCACCATCAGTGCCCCCTTCTTTGGCGTTAACGCCTCCATCTCTCCCAATGTCGGTGTCCTAGAAGGACGCCAGTACTGGGCGTGTCCTGATCTGAGCGTGGCCGAGCAGCCTGATCCGGTCGGTGAGTGGAGCCATCGCAAGATCGGTCACCCCCAGTGCAAGACCATTGCGCCCAAGCCCGATTTTCTCAACCAGCCCCCACCGGAGCCCATCGGGCCACCCAACCCGTTCGCCCCACCACCTCCGCCACCCCCTCCTGGACCGGACGTGCCGACGCCCGACACTCCTGATCTTCCCAAGGCTCTGTAGCGCTCCGACCCTGTATCTGCGCACTCACGCGCCAGGAATGAATAGAGGCGCTACCCCTTGAACGCGCCCTGACTGTAGGAGCTACACCGTGAGTGCTGCTGAGAAGAAAGAAATGACCCTGCCCGAGCTACGTCAGTTCGACGGGCAGCTGTTCATCATGAACAACACCGCCAACAAGATCACGTTCCGCGACAAGATCGGCGACAAGTCCGTCGATTTTGAGCTGGACCCGGCAGGCGAAGAGGACTCGATTGCCTTTTTGCCCAAGCTGGCCCTCGACATGCGGGGCCTGCAAAAGCTGTGGTTCAAGGGCGCGGTCACCATCTCGACCGATCCCAACATGGAGGAGCAGATCATGCTGCTCAATGCGCAGGCGGTGGGAGTCGGAGAGCAGCGCATGGCCGAAATTCTCGGCAAGACCACCGAGAACGCCAACCACCGGGACCTGGAAGAAAAGCTCTGCCTGTCCTGCGGTCGGCGTAACTCCCAGACCCAGGTGATCGAGCGGGGCCGCGTCCTGCAAAGCCGCCGCGAGGTCAAAGACGGTGTCCCTCCGCTGTGCCCCGAGCACAAAGAAGAGGGCTGGAAGTACACCCCGCGCCTGGTCAGCAACGAAAAGGGCGACACCCACTGGGAGTTCGACAGCCTCCAGATGGGCCAACAGACCATCTCCACCCTTCGCTAAGGAGACGCTATGACTGCCCCACGTCCGGTAGCCGGGAGTAACCCCTACACCCTGGGCTACCAGAACGGCCAGTACGACACCACGATTCCGCCCAAGGAGTCGCCGCTGGACGCGCTGACCACCCCGCCGCAGTCGGGGATCAACGCTGAGACCAGCCCCGACAAGGTGTTCGCCGAGAACACTGACCCGCCCGTGGGCGCAGGCGGCAATGAGAGCGGTGGCATCTTCTAGTGGCCGCTGACGTATGGGCCAACCTTGGCCCTGACTACGACCCAGACAGCTGGAGTCTGGGCTATCAGATTCGCCAGTTCGGCGTGGGGGCGGATGTCAATCCGCTCAATGCCGAAGTCCAGAACGCCATGGCCAACCCACCTGACGCGCTCACCACTGCGGTGGCCGTCGTCCCTGATACCACCCACCACGAGCCCACCTCGTAAAAGGAGTCACCATGCAGCCGCTCGTTCCACCCTTCGCCGTGACGGCGAGTTACCAGAACAGCCAGTACGCCACGGGGACCTATGTCCAGGGTGGCTCGCAGGTGTTCAGCCATCTGGTCACCCCGCCCAGCTCGGGTGTGGCGGCAGAGACGGCAGCCGACAGCGACGCACACGCCCTGGGCTTCTCGGCCTTCGATGCGGCCAACGCCGTCCAGGTCATCACCGTGACCGGCAGCCCGACCGGGGGTCACTTCACCCTGGAGTGGGGCGGGGACGTAACCACCTCGCTGGTCTACAACGCCACTGCCACTCAGGTGCAGTCGGCACTGCTGGCGCTGACCAATGTGCCGGATTCCACGGGTGGTACCAACGAGGTGCAAACCGTCACTGTGACGGGTGCCCCGACTGGCGGCACCTTCACGCTGACCTACTCGGGTCAGACCACGGCGGGCATCGCCTTCAACGCCAACGCCGCTGCGGTGCAAAGCGCCCTGGAAGCGCTGAGCAACATCGCCCCCGGCGACGTGGCCGTGACCGGCACTGGCCCCTACACGGTGACCTTCGAGGGCACCCTGGCCGACACCGACGTGGCCCAGATGACGGCTTCGGGAGCCTCCCTGACGGGTGGCACCACGCCGAGCGTCACGGTGACCACCGGCACCGCTGGTGTGGCCCAGACGCCCAACATCACGGTGACTGGCTCCACGGGTGGCCCCTTCACGGTGACCTTCACCAACCTGCTCTCCGATGAGCCGATTGACGAGATCAGGCTGGCCGATAACGCGCTGACGGGTGGCACTGATCCCGACGTGACGATCACCGTAACCAACCGGGGTAGCGGGGCCTTCGTCAACCAGGCGCTGAACAACGCTCACCAGCAGTACGACCAGATGCGCAACTTCTACGACGCAGCTTCAGGAAACCACTTCTGATGGTCGAGGTCACGGGCCAGCAGCTAGTCGAGATCAAGACTGCTGCTGAGCGCGTGCTCGCGGTCGGCGTCGTGGTCCGCGAGCGGCTCGACGGTGTGTTGGAGATTGTGCCCAAGGAGGACTAGTGGGGATCAACTACCCCGGCGATCCACCAGGCTCGGGTTTTGACTCGTTCACGGTCCCGACTGACCCTGAGGGCACCCCGCTTTCTGAAGCGGGCTCCTCGGATCGGGACCATCCCGAGATGCACGCCGATGAGGGCGCAGCGATTGAGGCTCTGGAGTCCTGGGCAACGCTGCGCACTCACGATCACTCGGGTGATGGCACCGATGTCTCCACGGGTAAGAAGCTCAACCAGGCCAATACTCACCAGAGTCCCGACACCAACACCGCACCCACCTCACTGCACCACACGGTGGACCTCACCCAGTCCATCCCCAACGCGGCAGCGTCAGCGACTCACGTCCACGACTACACCAGCGACCGGATCATCAATAAGGCGGTGGAGGTCTGCACGTCGGACAACCGGCCTGCCAGCCCCTTCTTGGGCAAGCTCATCTGGGAGACCGACACCAACCGAATGCGGGTGTGGGCGCAGTTCTCCCCGTCCAATGTGGCCAACGTCGGGGTCTATGGCACTGATGACTTTGGCCGCACCTCGACCACCAGCCTGGGGTCGAACTGGAACCAGATTTACTACCCCACCGATCCGAGCCTGAACCCAGACGGCAAGGTCGGTGGCGTCATGGCCATCCCTGATGGCTCCAATGCCCAGTGGGTGATGGACTACACCCCCTATGGCACCAGCGGTAAGAACATCACCTGGCCTCCCAACGGCTGGCCGTGGCCTTACGTGCAGGGTCGCTGCATTGCTCAGCGCATCGCTGCTGCTGACCGCCACACCCTGACCGACGACCAGTCGCTGGTCTGGCAGGCCGGGCCGACCACCACGCCATTCTTGAGCCCCTGGCCTCCGTCGCCCTCTTCCAACGACGTGTATCTGCGGATGAGCGACGACGCCCAGACCTATGTGAAGGTGACCTTCACCCACGCCCCCAGCATCATCTACAAGAAATGGCTGGTGCTGGCCTTAGCGACGGTGCCGGTCTCCCCGCAGAGCGAGCTGGTCAGTGTCTACACCACCACCTCTGGTCCTGCTGGGGAGACGCTGCTGGGTCAGATCACCATCAAGCACTTCGATCCCTTCTCCACCTACCAGGTGGACATCATCAGGGACACGCTGAACTTCTACATCGACAACACCTTCGTGGGCAAGGTGGTGGACGGCTCTGGCCAGATCACCACCGGATCGAGCTTCCGAGGCTGGGGCATCGGCATGACAGTGGGCCGCGACCCCAGCTGGGGCGAGGAGTACGCGCACCCCACCCTGATGAATCAGGTCTGGATGAACGACGTGGTCTACTACACCGGGGCCGCGCAGTGGCAGATTCTCCCGGTGGGAGCCACCCCGGTGATCCACCTGCTGCAGTCCACCAAGCAGACGCTGCTGCACGCGGGCTCCGAGATCATCTGGGACACCATCGAAGAAGACAACTTCGGTTTCTTTCATCCCAACTCGTCCAAGACCGACATCGTGGTCACCGAGCCCGGCTACTACGACATCGACCTGACTCTGCAGTGGGGCACCACCTACTACCCCGACCTGGGCTCCATCGTGGTGCTGGTCAACGGGGAAGAGACCCCGGTGCGCCAGAACGTCACGGCCTACAGCATCGGGGTCACCCCGACCATGGGCCACGGGGCCAAGGGGTCAGGCTCCAAGGGCGCGACCTACAGCATCTCGGTGCCATGCCGGGGCAAGTTGCGGCTGGCTGAGGGCGACGTGGTCTCGGTCAACGTCTACTACACCTCCTCGGCGAACACCCAGGACCTCATGGAGTCCTACGCCAACCCCGCTGCCAAGGTCCAGTCCAGTTTGGCCATGCACTTCATCACGCCCTAAGGAGGTGACCCGTGCCCGCTGAACCCTCTGGCGTGAGCGTATGGACGCCCAAGATTGCCGACCAGGCGCTGGTGCGCAAGTTCGTCTCCTTGGGTGGGCAGGGCTACATTGGCATCTCCATCCAGAACGGGGCCACCGCAGTGGACCCCGACCCCGACACCCTGGCCATCGCGATCTGGTTCAACGATGTGCTGACCAACCCGGCCCCCAACTCTCAGAACACCAACCCGTATGGCACCCAGGTAGCCACCATCACTGCTGACTCCATCACCAAGGTGGACACCGGCAAGTACTACTACGACCTGGGGCCGGGGCTCACGGCCAACCGGGGTCTGATCACCGCTGTGTGGACCTACCAGGTGGGGGGAGTGGCCTTCACCTTTACCGACCACCTGCAGGTCACCGACCCGATGCCGCTCTATGACAGCCTCTCGGATCAAGAGAAGTACGTGGTCGAGCAGGTCACCTGGATGTTCGGTGACCTCTATGACAGCACGGAGGGTGGGCCGCACCTGATCGAGGAGTTCCAGACCCACTGGAACTACGAGCGCATCGCTCAGATGCAGCAGCTCGCCGTGCAGAAGATGAACTTCATCGGCAACTACGGCAACCCGCCAACGAGCTGGGGCATCGGGGCCGCATCGGGCACCACCTACGTCACCCCCAGCCAGCAGGTCACCGTCAGCCACACCATGCCCGATGGGTCGAACACCACGACCACCTATTACACCCACTCCTCTAGCTCCACCAACGCCTCGGCAGTCCCGGGCAACATGAGCGGGCTGGTCACCTGGGGCACCTATATCGAGTGCATGCGCCACTTCCGCGATTCCTACACCGAGATTCCGGCACGCCCCGGCATGGACGTGGCCTATGACGACCGGCGCGACTACTGGAGCCGCTGGACCCAGAACCTGCAGTCCGAGCAACAGCAGTGGACCCAAGCGGTGAAGAATGCCAAGCTCGCCATGCTCGGCCTGGGCCGGGGCTCGCTGCTGGTCTCGGGTGGCATCTACGGCGGCAACGCCACCGGGCCGTTCGTGGCGGGCACCTATGCCGCCCAGGTCCGCTCCTGGCGCTTCTACCCGGCAGCTCCGGCCATCATGTGGGGCGCAACAAGCCATTAAGCACAACCTCCGAAAGGTGCCAACATGCTGATCCCGCTGAATTTTCCTACCACCCAGATCGCCGCCCAGGTGGCTCAGTTCATTGAGCCAACCCAGCCTGGTGGGCAGAATTCTCTGGACAACGTGGTCGCCACCGTGGCGCGCAGTGGTACAGGAGCACCCGGCTCGACGGTCGAGTTCATTGGGTAATGACCACACCCCGCCGCCCCGAATGGGCCTTCTACGCCACCGCGCTGGGACTGGCTGCCACCAGTCTCATCGACTGGCCGGTGGCTGTCTTGCTGATTGCGGGGCACTTCGTGGCCAAGCACTCCAGCAATGCGGCGCTGCAAGAGCTGGGCGAGGCCGCTGAGGCGGTGGGCTGATGGCCGTCATCCAGCTTCCCCAGCCTTATGCCGTCGCGCAATTGCGCAAGGACGTGCGCGACTCGCTGATGACCAACGGCGAGCAAGTCATCCTGCTGGCGCTGTGGCACCCGGGCGAAGAAGGAGCGGTGCCCTGCCCGCAGTGCGGTGACGACATGTACAAGAGCCCCGAGATGGATTGCACCAGCTGTTGGGGCACCATGTTCGACGGCGGGGTGCGCCGGGCCATGAAGGTCTGGGCGATGTTCTCGGACAAGACCTACTCCGAGGTGCATGGGCGACGCGGGGAATTCCATCCTGACCAGCGCGAAATCCAGCTGGAGGCCTTCCCTGAGGTCATCGAGCACGACGTGGTGGTGCGCATCCGGCAGTGGAACGCAGATGGCACCCCCAATCTCGTGCACGCTTACTACGAGCTGAGTCAGGTGCAGCGGCGCTCGCTGCGCACCGGCAACCGCTTCGGCCAGTGGTCCTGGGATGTAGTGGCCCAAAAAGCCCAGCTCTCGCTGGTACCTGAGTCCGCCCGGGGCATCACCGGCTACCCCATCGTGGGCCAGCCCTTCGAGTCCTCTGTGCAGCTCACGCCCGCTACCTCGACCACGCCAGCGGCACTGGTGGCAGAGCCGGATACCAAGGTGATCTTCTACGAAGCTGCTCCCGCTGCGCTGCCCCCTGCGGGGGCAGAACCCGAGGGGGTCTTGGTCTTCACCCAGACCAACCCTGCCTCGATCTGGACTGTGGTGCACAACTTCGGCTACTACCCCTCGGTCACGGTGCTGGTCGGTGGAGAAGAGGTGGACGCTGACGTGGCCTATCCCGACGACAACACGGTCACCATCACCTTCGGCACGCCGCAGGTCGGGGAAGCGCGGCTGACCTGATGCCTACTCGTGTGACGAACCCCAACGACGGGGAGACGACGCTCTACTACCCCTTCCAGCCTGCCCCGGGTGGGGTTGATCAGGTCCCCGTCACCACCCCGCCTCGACAGTCCTTCATCCATACCCAAGCCCGCCCGGCAGCCACCTGGATCATCACCCACCCCCTGGGCTACAAGCCCAGCGTGGCGGTCTTCATCGGGGATGAAGAGGTCGAGGCCGACGTAGAGGTCCCTGGCATCCAAGTTGTGAGCATCACCTTCTCCACCCCTCAGGCCGGGAAGGCACGTCTTACGTGATGTGAAATCCGCCAGGGGCGACCCGAATAGATAGAAGACTCGCCGTTCTAAGGGGATGAGGCTTTGGCCCGCAAGTTTTACAACGGGATCGACCTGCAGAACACCAGGGCGATCAACCTCGCCAGCCCTTCGTCATCCACGGACGCGGTCAACAAGAGCTACGTGGACAACCTGGTCAATGGTCTGACCTGGAAAACCGCAGTTCAGGCGGCTACCACCACCAGTGGCACGCTGGCCAGCGCCTACGCGGCAGGCTCGGTGATCGACGGTTACACCCTGGTGCTCGGGGACCGCATTCTGATCAAGAACCAGGCCAGCGCCTCGGAAAACGGCATCTACACGGTCAACGCCACCGGGGCACCGAGCCGCTCGGCAGACGGTGCCACCGGAGAGCTGCTGACCAACGCCACAGTGCGGGTCAACAACGGCACGGTCAACGTCGATACTGCCTGGACCCTGACCACCACCGGCACCATCACGGTGGGCACCACCAACCAGACCTGGGTGCGCAGCGACTCCGGTACACCCTATAGCGCGGGCAATGGTCTGACCCTGACCGGCAACACCTTCGCGGTGAACCCGGGCCTGGGCATCATCGCTGATGGCGCATCTACCCGTATTGACCCCGCCCACGGGGTGCTGAAGTACGCCACCGACGTGGGCGACGGGACCTCGACCACGATCACCGTGACCCACTCCCTGGGCACCCTGGACGTGATCGTGTGGCTGTTCAACAAGTCCACCGGGGAAGTGGTGGAGACCGATGTCACCAACGCGACCACCACCACGGTGACCCTGGTCTTCGCCTCAGCACCGGGCTCTGCGGCCTATCGGTGCGTTGTGCATGGCTAAGCAGCCCATTCCGGCTAAGCTCGCCGCCAAGATCAGCAACGATGCGGTCAAATTTGCCCGCAGCGAGATGCAGGGCTATGGCTGGTCCAACAAGTCGCTACAGGCGCTACAGCCCATGCCAGGCGAGGGTGTGGTGGGTATCCGCACCTCGCTGAAGTACCTGATGTACCAGGAGAAGGGCACCCATCCGTTCCTGATGTGGTGGGTGGCGGGGCGCAGCATCCCGCTGAGCTGCAAGCAAGGCGACGGCCCGCACTTTCGCCGGGGCTCACACGTCGGGGAGCCCGGCTACGTCAACATCCCCCACGTGGGCCAGGTCTGGCGCAACGAGCGCTGGAAGCACCCCGGCATCAAGGGCAAGAACTTCATGCGTAATGGCGTGCAGAAAGCTATCGAGACCAATCAGGGCGAGATCAAGGCCTGGGTGCGCTCCATTTTGGGCGGCGGGCAGTGATCGTGATCGTGGATCGCTGCCAGCAATGCGGGGCGGTGCTCGGAGACGAAGAGTACGAGGGCACTGATGAGCCCGGCCTGTGCGGGGTGTGCTCACTGGACAAGCAGGAGAAGCCATGACCAGCGGCGTGAACATCACCCCCGAATCAGATTCCAGCGGCAACCTCTACGGGCCGGATATGTTCTACTCCGACCTGACCTTGCCCGACCCCACCACGGTGGTCAACGAGCCCCTGCCCCGGGCCTGGAGCCAGGGCGGGGTGATCGAGAGCGTCAAGCGTGCGGTGGTCACCGGCCTGCGCCAAGGCTTCGCCAATGCCACCTTGGGCCTGTCCAGTGACGACTCCAAGTTCTACATCGAGATCGAATATCCCACCGACGTGGAGAAGTACCCGGGCATCTGGGTGCAGTTCCAGATCGAGGACATGAAGCGCGCCGGGCTGGGCATGGAGACCTGGGTCAAAGACGACAACCAGGACTGGGTGGCTATCCAGGCATGGATGTTCACCGGGCGCATCTCTTGCACCATTGCGGCTCTCTCGGCCAAAGATCGCGACCGGCTAGCCGATGCCGTCATTGCCCAGCTGGCCTTCTCCCGGCCACCAGACCTGGTGATCCGCGACCCCCGCAAGGACTCCAAGCAGTTCCGAGGGCTGATCACCGCCATCGACAACAACCCCTATGTGCAGATGACGCTGAACAACGACATCATCCACCCGGGCGGGGCACAGGTGACCAACTCGGTGCCCTGGGCGCAAAACGTGCTGCTCTATGAAGACACCTACGCCATCGAGTGCGTGGGCCAGTTCAACCTGCGCTACGCCCCCGATGGGACCTATACCCTGGCCGAGATTCGGGGAGACCCGCACATGCTGGCCGACAACGTGGCCTACGACCCTACTCAGTGGCGAGGGGTAATGCCTTCTCGCTAGCCGCTCTCTTTTTGGCCCGCCACTTCGCGATGGCGGCATTTGTGCAGATGGCACATTGGCGAAAAGTACTGCCGTTGCTCCGACGACTAATCCTGGTGTTCTCGGCGGTGTACTCATGCCCACGGGGGCAATGGGTTTTAGCAGTTTGCCAGTGATAGCCGTTTCGCACTTCATCCAGCACATTTTCAGTGTGGGTGTCATAGCGGAGGTTGACGACTCGATTGTCGGTTGGCCCGCCAGGACCATGGCAGACTTCCAGCCCCTCAGGTCTTGGCCCAAGAAAGGCCTCGGCCACCAGCTTATGCACGCGCACACGACGACCAGCTAGGCACACAACTAGATAGCCGCCACTGCCTATTGTGGCCTTGAGCAGGCCTCCCTTGATGCCTCGCACTTGCCCTTCATCAGAGACAGAGAACCTTTCGTCCTCTACGACAGCGCGCCATTCGATCACACCAAACCAGCCCTCTTGCGGGCGCGGTAGCGAGCTGTGGCGAGCCTATGGCATTCGCGGCACTTACGGATGTCCCCATGGGTACCCCTACGCCGCATGGTGTTCTCCGGCGTGAACGGGTGCCCCTGGTCGCAGCGTGTGCGTCGAGCCTCAGGATGACCACCACGAGGGGCCTGACCCCAGCGCAGATTGCCGACATAGCAGTTGCGGGGGTCCCCGTCAACGAAAATGACCTCTTGCCCTACAGGTTGAGACCCCAAGAAGGTTATAGCCATCAGGTCGGCAACACGGCAGGTAATGCGTTCATTTTTGCGGCGCAGCTGAACGACTGGATGTCCCTGTAGGTCAGGGACCTGGGCTAATACCTGAGGCTCACTGAGAAACAGGGACATGACCTCGCCCTCAAAGGACGCTCTATAGCCCGGCCAGCCCGGGATTTCCTGCCAGATCAATGTAAATCACCTCGCCCCACGCAGAAGAAGTGAGAGAACCACTTCTCGCGTATACACAGCGAGCCTATCGCGTGTACACCGACCGGGCAAGGAGTTTGCTGATGACCGCTCCAACCAATGCTACGGACTTCTCGCACTATCTTCCGCCAGGCGTCTACATGAACCCCCAGCCGGGGCCGCAGTTAGCTGTGAACCCGTCTCAGCCTACCGCTGTGGGCATCATCGGGCAGACCCTGGGCTACCGGACCTACATCCAGACCATCCAGATCAACCCCGACACCGACGACACGCACCCCAGCCTGACCCAGACGCTGGCCCAGCAGGGCATCAACACCGCCTCGCTGACGGTGACCAACCCCAACTCGGGGCAGGTGTACGTGCTCAACACCGACTACACCATCGTCAACGTCGGAGGCACCAACGGCACGGCCAATGCGCTCTATGCCATCTCCCGGGTGATCGACGGTGGCCACATTGATGAGGGCGATTACATCCAGGTCGCCTACCAGTACACCGACACCACCTACTACGACCCGTACATCTTCTACGACTACGCCGATATTCAGCAGGCCTATGGGCTCCCCTACAACCTGCAGACCGGGGCGATTCAGTCGGGGCTGACCCTGATGGCCAAGTTCGCCTTCTTGAACGGCGCGCACCAAGTGGTGGCCTGTGCGGTGAAGTCCTCGACCACCCCGGGCAACGCCACGGTCGGTGACTACGGGGACGCTCTGGACAAGCTGTCCAACCAGCAACTGATTGCGGTGGTAGTGGCCGACACCGGCACCCAGCCGCTGCACCAGCTCATCCAGGAGCACGTGGATCAGCAAAGTGCCGCCCGCATGGAGCGCCGGGCCATTGTGGCGGTCGATGGCACCGTGACTCCGGTCGCTAGCTCCCAGCGGGTCACCGACGCTCAGTCGATCACCGACTCGCGGGTGCTGATGGTCTGCCCGGCCACCTTCAACTACTTCAGCCCCGAGATCAACCAGGCCACCGTGCTGGGTGGCCAGTTCATGGCTGCCGCCCTGGCCGGGCTGACGGTAGCCCAGTCCTTCGCCATGCCGCTCACGCGCAAGGTGATCGCGGGCTTCACCGGGGTGGCTGAGCTAGAGCCTGAGGGCCAGAAGTCCTTGGAGTCCCAGAACGGGCTGTGCGTGATCGAGAAGACGCGCACCAACCTCATCCAGGTTCGCCACGGGGTGACCACCAATCCGACCGACTTGCTCAGTCGGGAGTGGTCGATCATCGGCCAGCAGGACGCCATGGTGTACCGGCTGCGGGACTACCTGGAGTCCGACAACCTCATCGGCCAGCCGATCTACCCGTTCACCTTGACCAACGTCAAGGGGTCCGCAGATGCCGCGTTGCAGTCGCTGATTCGTGACGGGCTGATCGTGGACTACACCGGCCTGAAGGTGCGTCAGCTGCTCACCAACCCTGACGTGCTCGAAGTCAGCTTCGGATGGCTCCCGGCCTTCCCGCTGAACTACATCGTGTGCACCTTCTCGGTGTCCCTGAGCACCGGAAACGTGACCTCCAACTCGGGTACCGGCTCCAACTCGGCCAACGTCACCTCGACTTCGGCCACCTCGACGGTCGGCATTGGTGTGCCGGACAGCTCGACCATCAACGACTTCGGCGGACCCAGCAACACGCTGCAGAGCGTCTAAGAGGAGGTGACCACCCATGGAGTCGCAGACCCGTATTGGTGGTTCTGGATTTACCACCATGTTGTTTCAGAACCAGCGGCTGGCGTACCTGCAGATCGTGCAGGACACCCCGCCGACTCCGGTGGCGAGTGCTCAGGCTGTCCAGCCTATTGACGAGTCGGTCCCCCTGGAGATCGTCACGGCGATGGCCGTGGGCGTGGGAACCCTGCGCTGCACCTTCTATGAGCTGTGGAATTACCCAGTCTGGTCGATGCTGCCCGGTCTGCAGGGAACCTACAGTCTTATCGACGTGCTCAAGGCACAGGTGGCTATGGGTGCCATCACGATGCAGAAGATCATCAAGAGCCCGTCTGGGATCATGCGTGCCCGGGTCTACCACAACGTGGTGATCGTGGACATTGACGAGGGCGAGCAGATCAACATCGGCACCATGACGCTGCCCAAGACGCTGACCTTCCAGTACTGCTACACCACTCCGGTCTAAGGAGCACCACCATGGCGAATTTTCTACAGAGTGAGCTAGACGCCCTGGCCGTCAAGGTCGCAGAGCACGTGCTGGCTGAGCTGGAGCCCAAGCTGGCTGCGCTGGTCGAAAGTGAGATCGCCAAGCTCGCTGGCAAGCTCTAAATGGAGTCGGTCTGCATCTGCGGCCCTTCTCCCTGGCGGATAGCCGGATGGAACATCGTGGGCAGGTTCATGCCTAGCCAGACTTTCCGCATGACCAACGCCGAGACGGGCCAGGTGATTGAGGGCCTGGGGGCACGGGCGCTGATGCGCTATCTACATGAGACCGGGTGGCCGGTGGAGACCCTTGATCGGCGGACCTGGGTGTGGAGCGTCTACCAGGACCTCTGGGGCAAGATGACCAAGGTTGCTAGCTATCCTGACCCCCGGCCCTATCCCTATCCTGAGTCGGCACGTCGTCGGGCCAGGGATGCCGGGGCTCGTTCAGCCACGGCTTCAGAGCAGGATTCGGCACCCGCAAAGTAGGCGAGTAGTACCAGTAGGGCTCGGTGGGGTGCTCGGCGAAGAACTTCTTAGCGTTGGGGTTCATTGCTGTACCTCGGCAAAGTGTTCTTCCCAGGACTTCTTGTGTGTCCAGGGGTCAAAGGTGCACGCGCACACCACGTCCTTGGCGGGCGTGAGAATCTCGTAGTGCAGTGGGGCCTGGCGAGAGCAGCCACACTGATGGCGGTCTCCGGCCCAGTGACTGCCTTTGATCCCGACGCAGTAGTCCTGGGTGAAGCGCTCCGAGTGCCATCCAGGCTGAGCGTCAGGGTGCTGGCGATGGTATTGCCAGCCATCGCCACAGTCCTTGCACCAGGCGCGCTCAGCGGGGTCAAGAGTCATCGAGGTGTCTTTCGATCAGCTCTGCGATGACGCGCTCTACCTGCTCGTGCAGGGTATTGGACTCTTCGTCGGTGACCTGGCCCAAGGGGTTAGTCAGGTCGAAGGAGAAACCGCCGTCCTGGAAGTTCCGGCGTAGCAGCAGGAAATCAGAGCGCCCCCGCTGCTCGTCTTGGTGCAGGATTCGGAAGCCTGCGATGGGCTCGGTCTCTTTGCGCATCCCGTAGAGCTTCATGTCGAGTTGGTCTTGGATGAACAGCTGGTCGTGGTCGGTGAGTTCCCGCATGTTCAGACCCTGCCGCCACACGAGGTTCATGCCAGACCTTCTTTCCCCGCCATTTGCGGATTGTCTGCCGGTCAACGCCGAGTCGGCGGGCCGCTTCTGTCTCGGGCATGCCGTTGTCACACGCGACAATGGCTGCGAGTCGGGCCAGCTCAAAGGCCTTCTCCTGGTTGGATCGGGCGATTCTGAGGTTCTGGCCGAGCTGGTCTAGTTGCACACTTCAGTTCTACCAGTCCAACCTTGATTTTTTCTATAGGTTCATCGGATAAGTGTTCTGCACTCCCTGTCCCAGAAATAGGTGAAACGCCTATTTCGGAGGTGCACCGTGGAGATCACGCGACAGGCCGACTACTACGGCCTCCCAGAACGCCCGGCCCAGGAGCTGCCCAGTCAGGAGAAGATCGCTGATCTGCTGCAGCCAGCTGCGCTGTGGGAGTCCCCGCTCAAGGCCGACAAGCCTCATCACCACCACCATGACGATGTCACGGGCGACAACCCGGTAGGTGGGCACCACTTCCAGGGGGACATGTGAGCGGGCGTCGCCGTACTGCTGAGCCGCACGCTGCAGCCTCTGGTCAGGTCGATCCCCGGCTAGACCCACCGGAGCCCTTCAACCCCTCTCAGGTTCTGCAGAGCACCGACCCCACTGAGGTCACGGGCTTTCAGCAGGTAGCCACCGAGGATCATCACCTGGTGGGTGACCCCATCAGCGCACCACCGGCTGAGGAGCAGGTGGAGCTGAGTCCTGAGGAGCAGGTGACCTTCGCATCCCTGCTGACCTGTGGGCGGCGCTCCAAGACCATCACCGTGCTCGATCACACCGTGGTCGTGGAGACGCTCTGTGGCGACGACGACCTGCGCATCGCGCTCTACGTCAAGGACTACCAGGGCACCTTGGGTGAGACCCGGGCCTACCAGATCGGTGTGGCCGCAGCGGGCATTCGCACCATCGACGGCTTCCCGCTGGTCCAGTCGCTCTACGAGAAGGCCACCAACGACGCCCTGTTTGACCAGAAGGTCAAAAAGGTGAGCGAGATGTACCCCACCGTCATCAACCGCATCTATCGCGCCGTGATGGACGCCGAGAAGGAATTCGTGGAGCTAGCCGTGAAGCTGGGAAAATTAGACGGCTAGACGACTACAGCGAGACCCAGGTCGCGCTAGCCCATGAGCAGGGTCTGCTTTCGCACCCATCCCTAAACCCGATTCAGGAGTGGGCGCTGCAGTACTGGCTGTACATGACCCGGCGCATCCAGATTGACGACAAGCAGGCCGAGCTGGAGCTGCAGACCTGGACGCTCTCTGGCTACGAGCGCTGGAAGCAGTGCTGGGACCGCGACAACAGCGGGGACTACGGCCACGCCTTCGAGGGCGAGCGCGAGCTGCCCGTCACCGATCCCGAAGAACTGAACGACTGGTTCAACAACCTCGCCAACTCCCACGGGATGAGTGGAGCTGACGCAGAGCGAGCTATCCGTTCTGGAGACCATCTGCTGGGCTTCGCCCAAGGTGAGGGGGTGCGGGTATGACCGGCCCAGGAGGCTCTGGCATCACCTCAGGTGAGGACTACGTTGCCGCACGCCTATCGGTAGATATCCCTGAGGGGTCGTCTCAGGGCATTCGCGAGATTCGCGAAGAGGTCGAGAAGTTCCGCATCGCGATGGAGGCCACCACCCGGGCTGAAGCCGACATGACGCGCTACCTGGAGCAGATGAACGACGCCTCCAAGAAGGCCGTCGAGATGCAGAAGAATCTGACCCAGTCGCTGCAGACCTACCTGTCCTTGCAGGGCCGCGTGACCGGGCAGAACTACGGCGGGGGTCCAAGCGGAGTGGCCGGAGGTGCCACCCTGACCCCCTTCGCTGAGGGTGCACCCGGCATGGGGATGTCTTCTAGTGGCTATCGGCCACCCAACCCCTCTGACGTGGCCTATCAGGTGGGTCAGTACCCCCAGCGCAGCCCTGGCTCTCACGTCAACATGCAGCAGGTGCGGGGCAACGTGGCGGACGCCGACCTGGTGGCTCTGACTCCCCAGACCGTGGCAGACCTCTCCAACAAGCTGGCCAGCCGAGAGAATGCGCTGAAGACCCAGCACGAGCAGACCGATGGCAACCGGCCCCACCCTCCTGCTCCGCGTCCCCATGAAGAAGGCAGTCCCATCGAGGATGCTGCCTCCAAGATCAGGGGCGGAGCGGGTCTGGCTGGTCAGGTCCTGCACGAAATGGGTCCTGCCGGGGAGAACATGGCCATGGGCGAGATGATGGTCCAGGGTCTGCAGTGGGCGCGCAAGCGCTTCTCCCCGCAAGCTCCTGGCCGTGGTTCTGAGCCGGTCACCACAGGAACCCGCCCAGACGGGATGCCCCCACCGGGGGCACCGGGCATGGGCTCATCGCCGAGTGCAGCTGGTCCTGAAGGAGAAGCAGCCGAGTCTGGCGCAGAAGACCTGACCAAGGGGGCCATGGGCCTTTCTGGGGTGGCCAAGATGCTGGGACCCATCGCCGGAGCCGCTACTGCAGCGCTGTCCATCTTCGGGCTGATCCAAAAGGGTGGCGAAGAGATTCAGGGCATGCGCAACGTGGCCTCGCTGCGCGGTGGTGCTGCTGGTGAGGGCTTCCAGGCCGAAGGCCGGGAACGCATGATGGCCGCGATGAACCCGTTCATCAGCCGTGACCAGGCACGATCCATCTTCCAAGCCGCGATGAGCGAGGGCTATGCCGACGCCTCTGGGGGTGGGGCCGACAACGTCATCGAGTTCATGAAGCAGAACCTCACCACCATGAACATCTCGGTGGCCGACTCGATGAAGATGCTGCGCTCCACCATCGTCGGCAACCAGAAGGGTGATCCCGACTCGGTCAACGGTGCGGTGAGCATGCTGCGCGAGGAGCTGGACTCCATCCGCACTATGAGCCGGGGCTCAGCGATGTCCACCCCCGACATGACCCGCAATGTCATGGACCTGCAGAACAAGCTGATCGCCCAGGGCGCTTCCCCAGATCAGGCCCGCAATGCCGCCATGATGGCTGAGGGTGTGGGGGCGAACGACCACGTGCTGGCCAATCAGTTCGCCTCGGGCATGGGGGACATGTCCAGCGACGTGCAGGGTGAGGCGTGGCTGCGCATGTATGGCGGCTACCAGCTCCCGGCTGACCTGGACCCCGAGAACATCAGTGGCTACCTCGCGGACAAGGGCGAGCTGCCCCAGGCCTCGTGGAACGCCATGCGCCGGATGGCCCAGATGGCTCAGCAGCAGCGTGGTCGCGGTCCCAACGGAGAGCGCAACGCCGTGCGCATGTTCATGCGGATGTTGCGCAACACCCCGATGGCACACGAGGCCTTCGCCACCAATTACGGCGAGGCAGCCTCGATGTACAAGAAGCTGCTGGGCAGCTCGACCCTGCCCCAGGACGTGGCGGTTCCCACCATGTCGGCAGACAGCGGAAGCGAAGGAGAGCGCCCCGATTCTGGTGCCTCCAGCCAGTCGCTGCCCACTCCTCAGCCTGACCCCAGCTCGGCCACTGCCCCCAGTGGGGGCGGCGCTCCGATCTTCTCCTACGCCGGAGGCGGGGGAGGGGGCGGTGGTGGAGGCGGCACCGGAGCGGTCACCTTGGACCTCACTCCGGCAGCCTCGAAGTTGTTGCAGGTCGTAGGCCCTAACCCCACTCCCCTAACCCCTACTCAGCGGGGAGCCAATGCGGGCCGGGGCGGCTACCAACTGAATGACCCGAGCGCATGACCAGCGCCGTCTTCACCCCCCGCCCCTTGCCTTCGCTGCAGACCGATGGCACGGGTGGCCAGAGCATGAACCTGGGTGCGGTCTCTCCGAAGACCAACAGCCCAGGTGGCCCCCACAGCGGCCTGTGCACCTTGAGCTTTCAGGACCGGGTCTTTCGCTTCCGCACCAACCCCAACGAGATCAACTGGACCTACGAGATGATCTCCAACGTCGAGCAGACCTACGGCGGGCAGGTCGTGCAGCTGCTGGGCACTCGGCTAGGAGACCTGCAGGTCAAGGTAGAGATCGGCAACGCCGGGTGGCCCTACCTCATGCAGGTGGTGCTCTACCTGCGCGACCTGCTCTCTGATCAGCGCAACGGCAACGTGGCCACCTTCACCTACACCACGCGCAACTGGGTGCTCAACCTCTACGCGATGAGCATCCCGTTCCAGGACTCCTTTGACGAGACGGTGCGCGAGATCGAGCTGAATTTCAAGATTCAGGAGGACGTGACCGGGGTCCTGCAGCAGACGACCCTGGACGCCGAGCTGATGAGGCTGCAAGACGGTGTCTACGGCATCGGGCAGTTCCCGCACAACCAGTTCAACGACATCAATGGTGGTCCTGCTGGCCTGCTCAACATGGCGCTGGACTACATGAGCCCTGGTGGCCCGACCTACTCCCCGCCCAACATCACCAACACCGTGGACTCCACCCCGCAGGGCTCTAACCCGCTGGGTGCTGACCCCACTGGCCTGCTGGGCGGGCTGCTGGGTGGTCTTGGCGGAATCTTCGGTCTGTAAAGGAGCAGCTCACATGGCTAATTACTACGCCAACGGTCCCATCTCGGTGCCGCTCAATGTCGCGGGGCTCAAGCCTGACGTGGACCTGGGCGGGCTGAAGTTCTCCTATGACCACGGGGTGTTCTTCGACCCGGTCATCGAGACGTTCCCGCTGCAGCTGCCTCCGATGTGGCCTGGTGGGCGGATTTGGACGGGCCAGTGAGCCAACTGCTGCTGTTGACCAACTCTGGTCAGTTCAACTTGAACGTCTTGTCGTTCAAGTCCCCGATCTATCAGCAGATCGAGACCGCCCAGACCAAGACGATGGCGGTGCACTTCCCGATCAAGCTGGTCCAGCCCAACGTGGAGTTCCAGGTTGTCTTCGCCTCGGAGAACGAATGGGAGACCTTCCAGCGAGCGATCCGCAACCACCAGCAGCAGGCGGTGCAGACGGCCTCGCTGGTGACGATGAACTGGCCGGAGCGCAACATCCACAACTGGACCGGCTACATCCGCCGTGTCGAGGCAGGTGGACGGCGGTACAACTTCGCCCCGCAGACCACCTTCGCGGTGGACCTGGTGGACTCCTTCGTTTCCCAGCGCACCGACTACGGCTCGCTGGCCGCAAACTGGACCTCCATCTTCGGCCTGGGCATCCCTGGCCTGTCGGTGCTCAGTCCTCCCACTGCTGCTGAGCGCCAGTTCGACACGA